CCACTGTAGTTGCCAACACGGAACCGATTAGCCAAAAGCGGCGCGATAGCGAGTGCGACAGCCACTTCGGCGCTGTTGTCGGTGTCGTACTGTGCCAGCGGCGTGTCGTTCGTGCGGGTCAATTCCGTCAGCTTTTCCAGAATTCCCGACTCCACATCCATCATCAGCCCACCTGGACTGCGGAGCCACGACATTGCCTCTTGGTGGTACATGCTCGCCGCTTGTGCCGCGTCGTAGTCCTGCGCTCCACCCGTAAACGCCAAGGCCGCGTCTTCACCGATACGCGCCGCTTCGTTGTAGTAGCTCTGCGTAATCAGCGACCACTTATCCTCGAGCTTCGCCAACTCCCCACCGATGCGCGTCTGAGCCGCCTGCATCTGGTCGCTGGTCAAGCCGCCACGACGCCAGAACGCCGCGAGAATCGCCGCGATAGCCAACGTCGTTTCGTCCCACTGTTCGTTGACCTCCGCATGGTAGTCCTCGATAAGCCCACCGAGTTCTTCCAAATCGACCGTGCGGTAGTTCTCAAACGGACCACCCTCCCGCCATTCAGCAGGGATACGGCGCTCTTGTTTCCGCTTCATCAGCCGCTGCTTTTCTTCGCGGATAACGCGCTTCATCTCGGATTGACCGATTTCGCCCACAGTAAACCACTTGATGAGTGCCACAACACCAGCAAGCCGATGGTCCTTAAAGTGGCGTGCAGACCACGCTTCTCGCAAACGCACGGCTAGTTCTTCTGTGTCAGTCTCTACCGCGCCACCACGGGCGACGACCGGCTTCAACCGCCGATACTGTGTGTTGCCCAGAATGTTCCCACCGCGCTTCCAGATTTCGGGCCAGTTCACGCGGAGGTCTTCGGCAAACTCAGGGTCGAAAGTTCCGTACTCGCTGTTGCGGAGCGACACTTTCTTGTTGTCGCCCCGCTTGGGAAAATTTGAGGGGTCAGCGTCCCCCACCGCTCGCGTACCTGGCTCTGGATAGAGGTTTTGTGGCGTAATCGGTTCCGGTGGAGCGTTTCCTCCCCCTCCATCGGGCGACAGCGGACCCGTCATACCTACGATGTCGGTCAGCAGCAACACGCCTTGGCCGGTCGTCAGCGTCACTACATCGCCACCGAGCACCGGAGACTCACCCATGCGACGACGCGCCTCGTTGCGGGTCAGAATCCCACGGTCCACCAGCGCGCCGATAGCCTGGCTACGGTCTTGCTCCTCACTCGGCGTGAGCTTGGCTTCGCGGTCGAACCGGAAGTGCACCATCTTGGCGCGCTCAGGGTCACCCGCAAGCAACGGCAAAATCCGAGCATTGACCTTGTTCTCGATGTGTTCCAGCATCGGGCCAATAAGGTGCGAGGCACTAACATCCAACTGCACCTGGCCGACCGCCTTCGGCACGTTCTCAGTCGCACCCATCTCCACCGGAAGCACACCGAATACACGCCAAATCGTCCGGCGAACCTCTTTTACGACGTTCACAAAGTCAACGTCTTTCTGGCTGCGCCTGAATTCAACCCACTTGGCACCGCTGGCCTGCGGGTCTGCGGAGGTCATCACGCGGACCTTGTGGTCTTTGCCGCGCATGTTCTGCAAGTCAGCCTTCGCCGCTTCCGCCGCCTTACCAGCGATACCCGCGAGGAACACGATACCTGGCGGCAACTCGTCGCTATCGAACGCCAACATCGCGTGTTCGGACGAGTTCAGAATGGTAATCACTTCGTTGACGATAGCCTCAATGAGAGGCACCGCTTCCGGCGTCGTCGTATTCGGGGTCAGCGGGAAGAACGAGATTTGACGCGGTTCAAAGAAGGTCGCAGTCGGGCTGTTGTAGTCGATGGTCAGACCAAACCCGGTGTCGATGAACTCGTCCTGCACATACCGGATGAGCTTGCCGTGGCGGTCTAGAATCTTGTGGACGTTCGCGCCGCGCAGAGCCGTCAACTCCTTCAACACAGCACCCGGTCGAGGTTCGCCCTCGATTACCACGGTGTCGAAAACGTGCTCAATAACGCCTACGTCGTATATCAACTGGTCGAGCGCGACCTTGTGAATGACCTCTTGCCACGTTTCGCCGTCGTCGTTGGGAACCAGCAAAAAGCGAGTGTATTCCTTGGCAAGCTGCTGAGCCACAGGGTCGTGCTCGTATCCATCGGCAGGCTCAACCATCCAATCCCAGGTGCTAACGCGACGAGCGACACCATCGACGGCTGCGCGCACATCGGCGGTACGTTGGTAGACCTGCCACAACTGCTCAGAGGTCAGCAGTCTTTGGCTACGTTGCGAATAGGCAATTGCGCTGCTTGAACCAGCAAACAAGTTCGCGACGACCTGCTTGCCAAAGCGTCCGCGTTCCTCACCGCCGGGAGCCCGAGTCGCAAGCCAACCCCCGACACGGGGTTCCTCTTTACGCAAGGTCACGGCGGGTGTGACGGTTCCAATGACGCGCATATTGCCTCCACGGCAATACTAGCGTTCATTCGGAAAAGTATCCACCCTCGTCCGAGAGGTTCGTCTGCTGCTCCAGACTCGCCGCACAACTACGGCATAGCAGCACGACGCGAGGGCGAGTCCAAGCGGTACGGTCACCAGCGAGTACAAAAGAGATCGACGCAGGATACACCTCGTCCATTTTGTTGAATTGTGCCCCGCACTCAACGCACCCTTCGTTTGCCAACTCTTGAATGTGCTTCATCTCGCGCCTTCTTTATCGGGTCTACACGCACGCCAGTATACAGCCATCCCGACATGTTGGCTTGGTGCTCAATCTCCATCGACTGCATCAACTGGCCCAGCCGTATCGCATGGTCGTAAACGTCGAAACCGTCCTTCCCACGACCATATTTGTCTCGGAACATCTCGGCTATGAGGTAGATCGCAAGGCGTTGCCGCTCTGGTGTCTCGTTACGAACACGCACCAGCACCCGCTTGTAGTTTTCTTCGTGCAGCGGGTCTTTGTTTTCCATCGCAGTCGGAACACACGACGCCATGAACATGAGGACTTGCGCGGTTTTGTCGCGCACAGCCGCCTTCGTCCACTGTTGGTTCGGCTGCGGAATAAAGATTTCCCATCGAGGCGCGACGATAGCGCGAACCAGAATCCGCTGGTCGTGGTCGCACAGGCTTACCAAGTCGTCCTTCAGCGACAGCGCAGGAGCGTCAGACATATTGCCTCCGCTTCGGACTATCCATCAGACCGACATATAACTGCCGCCGATGTTGCAGAGGTCGTAGGCGAGTCGCGCATAGGTGTCCGAAAGCCGATAATGGTCCGCTGCGTTGCCTTCGACCCAGGTAATCCGGCCCTTGTCTTCGTCCATGACACGGACAGGAGCACGCATCTGCTCAGACCATCCAAGTACCGACCAGGCATCTTCTGGGAATGTCCGACGCCCCGAACGAATGTCGGCGTAGGCAACGTCCATCAACGCCGTGCGGTCTACGTTCGCAGTCTGCGAGGCGTAGTCCAGCTTCATGCCGTACTTGGTCTGCCCCGCCTTCGGTGTCGCGGTAAAGCGAGCCAACCAAACGGAACATTCACCACTTTCGAGGAATTCGTCACGGAGTTCCTGCGCCTTGTGGATTTCAGGCATGGAGTCGATGACGCATACCGTCACATGGTAGCGACGTAGAATGTCCGCTACTTCCTCAAACGTGCGACAGGTGCAAATCAGCCGGGCCTGGCGGTGCGGCTCGCCTTCTTCGCTGACCTTCGGGATTACGTCGATGGTCACATGCAGCACCGAGCCAACGTCTACCCCGGCGACAACCGTTTGCTTCTTGTAGTTTTCGCCACCGGCATAGTCCACCGGGTCAGCGGTACAGCAAACCTCGAGGTCGCCTGCCGAGAGCTTCGCGCCTTCAAATTCATACGGGATACCGAGCACGGAACAATGAAACGTGCCGAGCGCATCGGGATTGCCCTGTACGTTGAGCCATTCTCGATACAGACCGACCAAGGGTTCGTACAGAACATCCATACGCGAGCAGGTATAGCCCCTGGTCGTCTTAAATTGCGGTCGCTCTGCCACCCACATCGACCCTTCGGCCACACGGTCCCAAGGCTTCTGGCACTTCAAACACACCGGGCGAATATCGTTGCCCTTGGTAACCTTCTCGGTTCCGGCCTTGTGCCACTGCCACCGCTTCGTATCGCGGGGAATCCACGAACCATCATCAGCGCGACGAACGACATTCAAAAACCAGTCGATAGGCTGACGGTAGCCACAATGCGTACACTTATGGAACCAGTGCCGACCGTCGCTTTCGTCGTACAGTCGGCTAATCCCCACGCGAGGCAGCGTCGGGTTTCCTACACGGAGCATCTGCGCGTAAGGCGATGCACGCAGACGGTCACGGGCTTTTGCTAGGTTCGCCGGGTCGCACTCGTCGTACTCGTCAATGATGAGCAAGTCGGCTGAGAATTCCACGAAGTCGCTATCCGTATTCGACCCGAGGAACAGGATAGACCCACCACCATTGAACTTTTTAAGGCTCAAATTGTCGGTGTTCTTCTTCACCGATGCGTTGCTCGTCCCGACAAAGGACTTCACCGACGCCGAGGTGCGCTCGCGGTAAGCCGGGACGGCTTGAATCAAGGGATTGATGCGCTGCTGAACGAAGCGGCCTCGCGTGTTGTACGTCGGCAACACATAGGCGACGATGCGGTTGCTCCACCCGGCGCGTTGCAGCGCGAACTGGATACCCCACTCCGAGAAGCCCGTTTGCACGCACTTTCGGATGACCCAATTCTCCATCTTGGTCGCGTCCGTATACAACTCGACCAGATACGGCATGTCCTTAAAAGAAATCGGCTCCCCACGAAGGTTTCGATGGTGGACGACACCGATTTCCAAGACCGGGTTTCCTTTGACGATTTCCGCCAAAAGTCCGCGATACTGCTCGATCATAGCGTACCCAAGAATCGTTCTGGCTTGGGATCTACACCGACAAGGTGCCACGACTCAAAAACGTGTCCGTTGGCATCCTTCCAGACCTCAATGCGGACACCAGCGCGGGTCATGAGGGCCGTCTGTGTGGGCGAGGACTCCGCAATCTCCAGCAGTCGGCGCAAAACCGATACAGGGAAGTAAACACGGCGGTCACCGTCCTGTCCTGGTCCAGCCACCGTGCGGCTACTCAGCAGGATGTTCCCACCTTGCGGCGTAATGGGTCGCGGGTTCACGACCGTCTGATAGTTTCCAAAGTCGGGCATCATGTACCTCTACCAGAGGCTTATACCCGCGACGGCTTGGTGTGCAACCATAGCCACGAAAACCCTTTGTGCATCTCGTTTTTCGGAATTGGCTGTTCCGATACACGGAACTTGTAATTCTGGCTTACCAGTTGCTCGTCACACCACCGAGCACCCGCCTGGAGGTCGCCTACATTCACACCGACAATGCCCGTTTGCAGGTACACCGTACAGTTGGCCGTCGCTCGACCAGGCTGAGGCGGTCGCACTCGCGCTAACGGCACATGGTTGTCGGCTTCGCGAATCCAACAGTGTTCGTCAGGGCACCACTTCCACGGGCGCATCGGTCGCCTCCGAGTCCTTGTTTCCCTTTATGACGACAAAATCCAAATACTGCGGCTCACCGTCAACGCGAGAAACGTACTCAGTACGCTCCACTTGCGACATTGGAAGCCCTTTGGATTGGAGGACGGCTAGTGCGCGTTGCGTCTGAGTCTCGGACAAATTCGTGCGGATATAGACAAGAACGGTCGGATTTGCACCGAGGAAGCCACCGATAGATTCACGCGGCGTCGGGTAGGCCGGTGGAGCTTCGGGCACAACAGGGGCCTCAACGCGGCGCGGTTCTTCCAGCGGCGGCGGTGTCCTCGCATCGACCACCACGGGAACAAGCGGGACTTCAATATAGAGGTTGCTGCGTACCGGCTTGCAGCCGCGTTGTATGGACAGACCCACACGAACCGAAGGCGAGCCCACGATGCTGGTCAACCCAACCGCTACGGACGGACGCGAGCGCCAGCATTGACCATCTACCAGGTACGACGCAGCAGCCTCGACCCAACGCTGTTGTTTGACCGTCTGCTCACCGCGAGCCTCGACCGCCAAGCCGTGCCACTGGATGCCAAGCACCGCGTACGCGCTAGGTTGCCATAGATCGCTCGCATAGCCTCGATAGACGCTTCCAAACGTCGCCCTATACCAAGAGTCGCCCATCGAGACAGAC